AGACGACCGTACCAGCAGAAGCGAGCAGATCCTTCTGAAGGACAGCTTCAGTAAGCTGGACAGCACCGTTCATCAGTTCGCGAGACAGGTGTTCCATGACCATGTCATCAGAATCGAAGTCGAGCGATTCCTGAGTGAACTCGGTGAAGAAACCGAACTTGTGAAGCGAACCTTCACGTTGCAGACGAGTGAAACCGACTCGGTTCACACGACCACCGTTTTCAGTCAGAGTCGGCAGCTTGGCAGTGATCGTGCCAACGTCCTTGGACGAACCATACAGGTTGCCATTGGCGATGGTGACACCGTTTGCATCGATACCCTGATCGTTGACGTTGCGATCGTCGAGCAGCGGAACGTATTCGTAGACCTTGATGGTCTTGCCGAAGTTCTTGGGCATACCGATGGTCGAAGCCAGCGGCATGAAATACTGGTCCTTGCGCGATTCGATGATCGCCTTCTTCAACCAGTAGAAGGTGTTCATCTGGTCAGAGCCAGCACCATCAATCGTGGACTTCTGTCCATCGATAGGAGCATTGTAATTCAACATGTTCAGATCCTCAGATTCTGTTCTTCATGGAGTTAAGGAACTCGTCATCCGACATTGCCAGTGGGTTGACTTTGATTTGGGTCTTAGCTGGAGCAGCCTTTGTGGCGGCAGCAGCACGAACCTTGTCATCATTGGTGGCAGCAGGTTTAGGAGACGCCACTCGGGTAGCTACAGGCTGTTGCTGTAGCGCCGGTTGCTGCGTTGATTCCGGGGTCTGCTTCGTCGTGGCAGCGACGAATTGATCCCCAACATGCTTATATGCCGCCAAGAATGGCGTAGAAGCTGGGATTGTGCCGAGCGTCTTTTGACGTTCGATTTCAGAAACGATTCGGTCATAAACACCGGACTGTCTCTGGGAATCGATAATCGACATAATCTCAGGAGACTTCCAAAGAGCTTCCTTACTTTCTTGATCCCATGTCGTGTTGATGACCTGAACAGTTTGCTGCCCTTCTGGAGTAGAGGCTACCTCGTCCAGAGTAGAGTTAAACTTTAGTTCTGCATCAGATACACTATGGTTACCCGGAGTGTAAGTCGTCTTGTCTTCTGTGTTGATATCAAGTGGATCGATTCCACTATCCTTCACCAACTGCTTGATAGCATCAGGATTCTTTTTATCCAAGTCAATTAGATAAGAAAGTTTTGCTTCGTCAAGCAAGTTGTTGTTTTGCAACATCGTAAGGATCTTACGCTGTGGTGCAAGTTGTTGCATAGAACGAGTGTAGTTAGCACCCATTTGCATCAAACGAATAGCTTCTTCAGGATCACGAAGCTCAATCTTTCGTCCGTTTGCTTTAAACGGAGTCATGATCTTGTTGTAGAAAGCTTCGTAGTCAGGAGGAGTTGTCTCTTCCTGTTTTTCTTCGCTACCTTCAGCTTTGGTTTCAGGAGTTGCCTTATCAACAACATCACCATTCTGCTTGGTTGCAGGCTCGTCCCCCGACTTGCCTTCAATATCTCCAGCAAGAGAAGTCTTGTCACCTTCTTCGGTAACAGGCTTATCTTCCTTCTTTGGTTCTTCCGTACCAGAGTCGACAACTTCCGCAGTCTTCTCAGCACCATCAGCTTGAACGATGGGGGTCTCTTCCCCTTGAACCAAGGAAGGATCATCCTCCTGCTTGGTCTCGACCGTCTCACCGCCAACCGGCATTGGACCGTTCAGGAAGTCATCGTCAGATTGATTGAAAATTTCAGAAGCTGTTTTCCCTACCATTGTACTTACTCCTGATTTGCGAACTCAGCACGCATCTCTGCAAGCTGGGATTCATATTCAGGTAGATCCCGTTCAGCAACGAAACCCATCTGCATCGTAGCAGAGAGGTAACGTTTGAAGTGACCAGTTGCCTGCGCCATAGCAAGGCAGTCAGCACGTTGAGCTGCATCCATATTCGGATCAGCAGAGAGCTGGACCATGCGAGCAGCTTCTTGTGTGAAATAATCATCCACAATCAGCTTGCGGAAAGCGGTGTTGTTGTAAAGCTCCATCGCAAGCTTTCGCTTTTCAGCAAGTTCCTTGAAGTTCTCGATGGTCTTTTCAGCTTCAGAAATGTCGATTGCAGTAATGTCAGACATTGGTCATTGTCCTTAGAGATTCATTGCAGGGTTTAAGCTCGGATCCATTCTTGGGTTGAAGTCCTTTGACCCAAGGTTAGTTTCCCCAACTTCACTAGCAGGATTCTTTTGGCGGCTCAAGGCATTGTAACCAATTGCTGCTTCAACATTTGGTTTGCTTTCATTCTCCTTGAGAGGCTTCACCAAGTTCTTAGTGATCTCAAGATCCTGATTGCCTTCTGCTTGTCCACGCTGTTTTTCCATGTCGCGAGCGTGTTTTGTGCCAGTTTCCTGCTCAACAAAGTCAAGATTTGCCTTATCAGCTTGGGCTTCTTCTCTCTTAGCCTTAGCTCTATTGAGTTCAATCTCAGACTCAAGCTTGGCGACAGAGAGTTCCTTCTCCTTGATTTCCAGTTCCATCAACTTCTGTTGCATTGGATCTGGTTTCTTTTCGAAGGTCTCAATCTTCTTTGCAAGCTCAGGCATACGCTTAAGCTTTGCAATGTCAGATAGGATGATCTTGGTCATATCGAGATCCATCTGAGGACCGATCGTCTGGAGCATGAAGCCCAGATCTTGAGCCTTGGCATTGTCCACTTCAGCAGTGGAGATGTCAGTCTCAATATCGAACTCACCAATCAGATCTTCACGAGACACCTCAACAAACTCGTCATTGGTGATTCGAACGACTTCCTTTTCAGAAAGGAATTCACCATTCATTGAAGTGATCTTGCGACCGATATCAACAACACCCTTGGCAATACGACGAAGGATTGCCATCTCACGCTTCGAAGCAGCATCCAGCACACCACGAATGCCTGCTGCAACGTCACCATAAGCTTCGCCACTCATACCACCGCCAAAGCTCTTAACGCCTGTCAGCGCTTCTGCTTCAGCATTTTGCAAGTTCACCATAGTCAAAGCAGACTGAGGGATCTCAGGATACTTGTGTTCAATGTGACCTGCTGCCGGTGAGCTTTGTGGATTGAACTCATAATCCTGACCGTTCTCGAACCGACGACGATTGAGAACGTCCAGCATACCTTTGGCAAAACCTTGCTGACCGTTGGCAGAACGACCCAATAGATCGATCATACCACGTGAGACAGCACCCAGAATCTTCTGGTTGTCTTCCAGTAGTTCAGCATCAGGCTCACCATAAAGCTCACGCTTGATGGGTAGGTAAGGAATCACGACGAACGGAAGCTTCTGATCCGGAAAAGGATTCAGCTCCATGCGAATCATGACGCTGCCAATCCAAGTGGCAACGATAGGAGTAAGGTTTTCACCTTTACCCTCAACATCGTAAAAACCCCAGTACTCATAAGCAACAACGCGCTTGCGCATTTCGTCTTTGAACTGGAAGGTTTGATCCAATGAAGAAGAGTGATCGGGTTGAGAAATCGGAGATGCACTCTCCCAATTCACGTACTCCAAATTACGATAGGTCTTACCGTCTTTGGCAAGCTCTGCTTTCGAAGTCTCAAAAGAGACAATGACAAACATCGCCTTATCGATATCACCTTCGCAGGATGGATCGATGAGGACATTCTTTGGGTTCAGAACCTGAAGGGTAGGGCGATTCTCGATGATCTTGTTTTCAACGATCTCACGAGTACCGTTCTGAACGGCAACAGTTGGTTGACCACTTTCTTCAAAAAAGTCGATAGCAGCTTTGATTTCGGGGGAGGTCTTTTCCTCGTACCCACGAGGATCCTCCTGCTTGAATGTCAAAGCAAGTTCAAATTCTTGCTTCTCTTCAACAGTCTGAAATTCGAAGTGATCGTATACAGGAACCTGCTTCTTTTCAGGTACAGTAGTTCTCTTCCATCCAACACGAACAATACCAGTACCTTCATCCACAACGGATCGGACAAGGTCATCAATGAACTTGATTCGATTGATCTTGGTCTTGAACTGGTAATTGAGAACAAGCTCGTTCTGCTCTGCTGCCTTCACATCTTCAAAGGTCGTGGGCTTCAGATTGTACAGCTTGTTGGAACTGTGGAACGGTTCAGTCAGTGCAGAGTATCTCCACTCTGCTTGACGACGAATTAGCTTGGGCTGAACAGATGAACGACCTTTGACTGTCTTAGGCTTTGCACTGCCCTCAACCTTCATCAGATCAGACCACTTTTGGATCTTCAACATCTGAGTGTCATGAGCAGTTTTTGCTGCCAAGAAATCAGAATTAAGATCTTGCGTCGTAGGTTCCTTCGCCCAGTTAGTGAGCTTAGGTGCCATGAGACCGTCTTTACTGGTGTTCATCTGTTCAGACATTATCGGTCCCTATACGTATTGTGGTAACTGCATGTGGATCTATTCCATATACTAGCACCACATAGACGAGCAACGGT